CCGATCAACTTGCAAACAGAAATACTGAGCATGAGAAATTAGCAGAATTTCAATCAACCCTAGCAGCAACCTACGAAACGGTTACTGAACAAAAAGAATTAATATCAGAGCACGACTTTGCATTTGGGTTACTCAAGGACAGTGGAGTAAAGAAGACGATCATTAAGAAGTATCTACCAATGATTAACCAACAGGTTAATCGTTATCTGCAGATGATGGACTTCTACATTAACTTTACCCTGGATGAAGAGTTTAACGAGAGCGTTGAATCTCCTATACATGAAGATTTCTCATATGCAAGTTTCTCAGAGGGAGAAAAGATGCGGATAGATCTTGCGTTACTCTTTACGTGGCGTGAGATTGCTGCTTATAAGAACTCTACAAATACCAATCTCCTTATAATGGATGAGGTGTTTGACAGTTCTCTTGACGGTTCTGGTAATGAAGACTTCCTTAAGATCATACGATTTGTCATCAAAGGTGCTAACATCTTTGTCATATCCCATAAGGAGGGTATGTTCGACAAATTTGACAATGTGATACGATTTGAGAAAGTCAAGGGTTTCTCCCGTATAATGCCTAATACAGTCGCAGCAGAACTATGAATGTTCCTAACTGGCGACACCATTCCAAGAAGGAAAGGAAACGCCATCTAAAACCCCAGGCACTGCGTCAAGCACGTGCAAAGCGTAGACAGTTGATAAACCGTCTACTTAACGCTTCCAGACGCCCTGGGAGCGTTTATAGTATGTGTATACAAGAGAACAACTTATGGACGTTAATTTAGAGGTTAAGGGAACTTTAGCAAAGTTGTTGGCTACCGAAGATTTAATTGTTGAGCATAGAGCAGTAGAGACTGCTCAGTTTGATGTAGATACTCGCGTTTTAACTTTACCTATTTGGGATACTAGTAATACTGTCTTTGATCTTTTAGTTGCTCATGAGGTAGGACACGCACTATTCACACCTAATGAGGACTGGAGCGATAGGTGTAAGGCACCACAGCAGTTTGTAAATGTGTGTGAGGATGTTAGAGTCGAAAAGATGATGAAGCGTAAATACATGGGTATTGGAAAGACATTCTATCGCGGGTATCAAGAACTCAATGATAAGGATTTCTTTGATATAGATGGAGAAGACTTAGATAAGTTTAATTTAGCAGATAAAATTAATCTTCATGCTAAGATTGGTCCTTTCTTAGGACTTAAGTTTACCCAACAAGAACAGGAGATAGTTAATGTCGTTGAGAAAAGTGAAACTTTTGAGGACGCCCTCGCAGCAGCAGAAGCGTTATATAATTTCTGTAAGCAAGAACAGGACATTGAAGAGGGAGAAGGAGTCGAACAAAATATTCTCCAGAGTTCTGAATCTCCTGGGATTGGCGACTCTAATGATGATGGCGATAATATTCCTTCCGATAATGACGTTTCTTTTGATGATGATGTGGAAGATAGGGGTGATAGTGATAGTGATACTTCTGAGTTTCCTGATACTTCTTTAGATGTAGAGACACAGAAGAGTTTGGGTGGTAATCTGGAGAAACTTGCTCAACAACCAACAAGAAACTATGTTTATATTCAACGTCCTAAGTTTCCATTAGAGAAGATAATTGTAAAGAATGATTATATAAGTGATTCAGTAGAAGAGTTTTGGGATCGCATCTATGCAGAACCTATTAATAAAGGGGAGTATTTGGATGGAGTAGATGCTGCTCTAAGGGAATATAAGAAAGAATCTGAGAAGGAAGTTAACTATCTTGTTAAGGAATTTGAATGTAAGAAGTCAGCAGATGCTTATGCTCGTGCTGCTACTGCTAGGACTGGAGTACTGGATACAGCAAAACTTCATAGTTACAAATATAATGAGGATGTTTTTAAGAAGATAACTGTTTTACCTGATGGTAAAAATCATGGATTACTTTTCTTATTGGATTGGAGTGGTTCAATGACTCCCACCTTAGGTTCAACTGTTAAGCAGTTGTTGAACTTAGTGTGGTTTTGTAGGAAGGTGAATATTCCATTCAGGGTATATGGATTTACTAATTGTTATTTTCTTGAAGATGAAACACCAACTTATTATCGTCAGAGAGAATCTTCTATGATTCCAGATCCTAAGAGGGGTGATTTATGGGTTGATGATAGTTATCGTCTTTTGGAGTTCTTGAGTAGTGAAGGAAATGCTAAGAAGTTTGAACGTCAAGTAAAGAATTTCTGGCGTATAACTTGTGGTATGGCTCATGATATTGAGGAATGGGTGGACGTTCCTCAGAGATTCCATTTGAGTGGTACTCCATTAGATTTGTCTCTTCAAGTACTTCATGATATAATACCAATATTCAAGAAGAAGTATGGGGTGCAGAAAGTTCAAACAGTTATATTAACTGATGGAGAGTCTGAACCATTGGGGTATGGTTGTGAGACAGAAAATCCACGTAGTTTTGAGAGGAAAATTTTCAAGAGAACTATACGACATAATAAGGTTTATCTTAGGGATCGTAAAGTGGGAACTACTTATCATATGAAAGAGTGGATGGATGGTACTGGTATATTAATTCAGAATCTTCAAGATAGTTTTCCAGAAGTTAATTTTATTGGTATTCGTTTGACTGGTAATGGTGACTTTAGTAAGATGGTACGTTGGTTTAAACCTGGATATCAACCAGAGATTTATGAGGAGTGGAGGAAGAATAAGTCAGCTGTTTTAGAAATTGCAAATTATACTAAGTTCTTTGCTTTATCTAGTAAAGAGATGAAAAATGATGTTGATTTTGATCCTGATGATAATGCTACTAAGGCACAAATTAGAAGTGCCTTTAAGAAGTCCTTAAATAAATCAAAGTTCAATCGTAAAATTTTAACCGAATTCGTGGAGCTAGTAGCATGACTGAAGAAGAAAGAGCCCAGATGTTCTTGGATGAAGTTCAGGAACAGGCAGGTTTGCCAAAAATCAAATTAAGTTTTGATAGTTGTTATAATTATGAGAAATTAAAGAAGGAGGGTTTAGTTGATGAACCTGAATTCACTCCTGAAAATGATCCTTATGGTGGACGATAAACAAACTGTCTACTACTTCCCTTAAACTATCGCTTTTACTATTATAATAAAGGCATTGAAAGACCTACATTATGTTTACTGCTAATCCTGAGATGACTGAAGACAAAATTATTAACGAATTAAGATCGCTCTTTGGACAAGAGTTTACTTATGCTGATGTTAAAGGTTACTGTCGTTCTCATGGTGTTTCAGAATCTACTGTACTGAAACGTATTGGTAAATTTCGTGTTGGTAAAGGAAGGTATAATTTAGAACTTAAAGTAAAGGAAGTAGTTGAGAGTATTGAGAAGTCATATGTAAAACCTGCTTTCCTTACATTGGTTCCAGATAAAGATGATAAGTTTGTTCCCTTTGGAAACTTTAATACAGTTAAGAAGATTATTAAGTCGGGTGTTTTCTATCCATCTTTCATTACAGGACTCTCTGGTAATGGTAAGACTTTTGGTGTAGAGCAAGCATGTGCTCAGTTAAATAGGGAACTTATTCGTGTAAACATTACGATAGAGACAGATGAAGATGATCTTATTGGGGGCTTCCGCCTTGTTAATGGGGATACCGTCTGGCACAATGGCCCCGTCATTGAAGCACTTGAGCGAGGTGCAATATTGCTACTTGATGAGATCGACCTTGCCAGTAACAAAATCCTCTGCCTCCAGTCAATACTTGAAGGTAAAGGAGTATTCCTTAAGAAGATTGGGAGATACATCAAACCAGCAGCAGGATTCAACGTGGTGGCGACTGCTAACACTAAAGGTAAAGGATCTGACGATGGAAGATTCATTGGAACTAATGTGCTTAACGAAGCCTTCCTTGAACGCTTCGCATTAACTTTTGAACAGGAGTATCCTAACACTAAGACAGAAACTAACATACTTAATAAGTTATGTCCTGATGAGAAGTTCTGTGCACGTCTTGCTGATTGGGCAGACATCATCAGGAAGACATTCTATGATGGTGGGATTGATGAGGTTATCTCCACTCGTCGTCTTGTGCATATTGTTCAAGCATATGCTATATTTGGAGATAAGGTAAAGGCAATCCAACTTTGTTTGAATAGGTTTGATGATCAAACCAAGCAAGCATTCCTTGACTTGTATGACAAAGTTGATAATGAGGTTGACATTAACCCAAAGGAGGTGTTATGATATGGCGTGGTGGTTAGCCTATGAAGAACTTTATGGTGACATGGACAAAGAGTATCCTATTATGAATGAATTTACTTCTGCTGATGAAGGAGCGGAATGGGTGGATAAGAATGGAGGTTATGAGTATACCTCTAACCCAGATGATCCAAGAAATTATGTGTATGAATCACCTGATGGAGGAAAAACGGTAACCCGTCGTCAACCTGGATCACTTGATAAGGAGGTTATTCAAAAACCTGAACCTAATCTAGATATTCATGGACATAAGAAGTATCAGGAGGACAAGGGACTCAGAGATCTTTCTGATTATGTTTGTTCAACCTATAGTGGGCATTATACTAACGGAGGTTCTAATGTCCAGACACTTGATCTTATCCATTCCGTAGGTGATGCTGAGTCCTTTTGCCGCTCAAATGCTATAAAGTATTTGAGTCGGTATGATAAGAAGGGGCAGGCAAAACGTGATATACTAAAAGCAATGCACTACTGCTTACTACTGTACTATTTCAGTGGAAATGCAAACGATGAAACTCCGACCCATGGTTATGAAACTTTCTGATTCAACTTTGAATTTGCTGAAGAATTTCAGCAATATTAATCAGTCCATTTTGTTTAAGCAAGGTAAGTCTCTTCGCACTATTTCAGTGATGAAGAACATTCTTGCTGAGGCAACTATCAATGAAGAGTTACCAAAGGATTTTGGTATCTATGATTTGAATCAATTTTTGAATGGACTGTCCTTACATAATAATCCTGAATTGGATTTTACTAATGATAACTTTGTTGTTATCAAGGAGGGCAGATCTCGCTCAAAGTATTTCTTTGCAGATCCTAATGTAATTATTACCCCACCAGAGAAGTCAATTGACCTTCCTAGTGAGGATGTATCTTTTGAATTAACGACTGAACAATTAGACAAATTGCTTAAGGCAGCAGGTATCTACCAACTTCCTGATTTAGCAGTTATTGGTGAGAATGGAGCAGTTAAACTTGTTGTTCGTGATAAGAAGAATGAAACTTCTAACGACTATGCAGTTGTTGTAGGTGAGACAGAAGGAAACTTTGTTTTTAATTTTAAGGTTGAGAATATCAAATTGATTCCTGGTTCTTATGATGTAATAGTTTCTTCTAAACTTATATCAAAATTTACTTGTCGTGAGCATGATTTAGCATATTACATTGCCCTAGAACCAGATTCTAGTTATGAAGAGTGATTTCCTATGGGTAGAAAAGTATCGTCCTAAAACTGTTCAAGAGTGCATCCTACCTGAGAATATCAAAGATACTTTTCAGCAGTTTGTTGAGAAAGGGGAGATACCAAATCTTCTTCTTTCTGGACCTGCTGGTTGTGGTAAGACTACAATTGCACGTGCTTTATGTGAACAGTTAGGTGCAGATTACATTGTTATCAATGGTTCTGATGAGGGTAGGTTCTTAGATACAGTAAGGAATCAGGCAAAGAACTTTGCTTCTACTGTCTCCCTTGCTGCAACTGGGACTCATAAAGTTATAATTATAGATGAGGCTGACAACACAACTCATGACGTACAACTCTTACTTAGAGCCAATATTGAGACGTTCTACAACAATTGCAGATTTATATTCACCTGCAATTACAAGAACAAAATCATCGAACCCCTCCATTCACGTTGTGCAGTCGTTGAATTTTCAATCACGGGAAAACAAAAGCAGGCAATTGCGGCTTCATTTTTCACCCGACTTAACGGGATCTTGGACGCAGAGCGGATTCAAGCTGATAAGAAAGTCCTCGCAGAACTTATCAATAAGCACTTTCCGGATTGGAGGAGAGTCTTAAATGAGTGTCAACGCTATTCTAGTAGTGGCACCATTGATACATCGATCTTAGCAGAGTTTAGTGATGTCAAAACATCAGATCTCATACGAAAACTCAAGGAGAAGAACTTCACTGAAGTTCGTAAGTGGGTTGTCAGTAACCTTGATAACGATCCTGGGGTTATCTTACGCCGTATCTATGAGTCTCTCACTGAGTCAGTGGTTCCTCCTAGTATCCCTGTTGCTGTTCTTATCATTTCCAAGTACCAGTACCAGATTGCTTTCGTGGCTGACCAAGAAATTAACCTCTTGGCTGCGCTCACTGAGATAATGTGTGAGTGTGAATTCAAATGAAAAGAAAGATTGATCCAAGTGAGTATATGACGGATGGTTGGGATCAACAAGGTTATCCATCATATAAAAGAGGTTCCCTTCATAACAAGGTGGGGATGTGGATTATGTGGACATATTATGTTCTTATCATTTTTATGGTTATCAGACTTATTGTTGTATTAAACTCATGACTTATTCTATAAAGGATATGAAAAAAGAAAAGAAAAGAAACCAGGTTAAGTCTAGGTTCTACTACTTATTCTGGGGTGCAGCAACTGTTTCTGTATTTGTTGGCCAACTTTATGTTGGAATGGGTTATCGCTTAATGTCTGGTAGTGTGTTTGAGTTGATTGACTCTCTCGAAAGGCAAGATAATCGTTATGTTATTAAGTGAATCTGACTCCATCTATGCTGCTGATAGGTTTATTAATTATTATTCTCGGTTCAACCGTATTGATGATTATCTCAGGCATGTAAAGAGGGATAGGATATCTGATCGTCCTGGGTATCTTTTTAGTGCCGAGGAAGACATGTTTAATACATTTGATATGCATCCTAATCAGATGGATTTTGAGATTCATGTGGTTGATACCAGTGCAAAGATGACGCATAGGTATAATCAGTGGATGTATTCTGAGGTATTAAATCTTACAGCATCTAATGCTGTTGAAGAGGCAATACCTGGACGAACTCATAAGTGGATAGTTACAGAGAAGAAAACAAATAAGATAGTAGGTGTTGTTAGGTTTGGTTCACCGACGATTAATAGTAAACCACGTAATAATTATTTTGATAAGGTAGTTCCATTAAAAGAAATTAATAGAGATTTTGTGATGGGGTTTAATATTGTTCCCACACAACCATTTGGATATAATTATTTGGGAGGTAAACTTTTAGCACTGTTAGCTTCATCATATGAGTTGAAAAGACAGTTTGATGATAAGTATGGAACAGATATAAAATATTTTGAGACAACTTCCCTTTATGGGACAACCAAGGGAATGTCTATGTACGATGGTTTGAAACCCTTCTTGAGGCATATAGGGGACACTGAGAGTAAGTTCCTTCCACTATTCCATGATGATGAATTCCGTGATTTTTTCAATTGGTTCAATGTTAGAAACAACAATGAACGTCTTATCTCCGCAGATAAGTCTTCTAAGAAAATTAAAATTCAAACCAAGATGATTTCTATTATCAGAAAGTCTCTTAAGGATAAAGAGAAGTTAAAAGAGTTTAATGATAGCATCACACATGCTATGTCTCTTACTGAGAAGAAGAGGTACTATCTTGGTGACTTTAGACACACTGCTCAACAGGCAATTGAGTGGTGGAAGAAGAAGGCTTCCAAGAGATATGATAAATTAACAAAGGAAGGTAGAGTTCGTAGAGAATTGGAACTCTGGCAACCTGGAGCAGACCTGGAGATTATCCGATGAATCGACGTGAGAAGTTGAACAAACTTCGTGGTAGAAATGATTATGTTGATATCATTTTCTACTCTTATAAGATGAGTAAGCATGCTCACATCAATGAGCATGAACTGAAACGTCTTGAGCATAGTATCAGTTCTATTAGAGATTTTAACAATGAAATTATTGTTTATTTGTTTTGTGACGACCCTTCTTTTATTCCCCATGATTTCATTCTTGATTATTCAGTAAGGGTTGAACCATTTGAGGAAGGATTTGATCATAATATGCTAAATGCATGGTCAATTCATAGGTGGTACAATCTAAAGTATTTTAATAAGGATCACAACCTTCTATACGTTGATTCAGATACTATATTCTATCAGGATCCTAAGTATCTTTTTGATACTTATTGTGTTCATGACGTATATGGTAGAGAAGAGTTTGGATTTAAATATGATCCAACCACTGGTGGTGGTAGGAATATAAGGGATCAATTAGATTTGGTTGATGCTTGTATCTACGATTTGGGTGGTAAGGTAGAGGTGTATAAGTATTGTCTTGGTGTTGTATTGTTGAATAATAGTGTCCATAAGAAGATTAGGGAATCTTTAGATGAACTATCACAATTGATGGAACAATTCAGAGCAAATGAAGTTCTCTTTCCTGTTCCTAATCAAAGGATAGTTGATGAGTATGGAGTGTGGGTTATGTTAAGTCGTCTTGGAGTTTCTACGGGGTTATTCTCTGTACAAGATGTTACACAAGGATGGCTTGAAGAGAAGCATATGGAGTATTTTAATCCAGTTGTGCTACACTATACTACGAAGAAGGAACAAGAGTTTGTTAGTTTTAACAAAATGAGGTTTGCTAATTTGGAGAGAGATTCTAAGAAGTTAGCAGAACATATTGATCCTTATTCTTCTCAACAGACAACTTCCCATATGCCTTCTGAGATGATTGAACTTGTAGCAGAAGATAGTAGTATTGTGGTTCCAGCATCAGGTGAAAATGATTACGTTTTTGACGAATAATGACTGAACTTAAAGATTGGTTGAACTCTATCAATTTCACTAAGGATGATTTAACATATGATGATCCAGATGCTATTAAGGATTACGCTCCTTACATTGTCAATCGTTGTCTTAGTGGACATCTCGACACGGTTCTTTATGCAAATGAGATGAACCTCCATAACCATATGGATAAGGACATGCAATATCAATTTTATCTAAATAGTCTGAGAAAACGGAAGAGATTTTCACCCTGGTTAAGAAAAGATAAAGTTGAAAATCTTAATATTGTTAAAAAATATTATGGTTACTCCAACGAAAAAGCTCTACAGGCCTTAAGACTTCTAACTAAAGACCAATTGACGTTTATTAAGCAGCGACTTGACACTGGAGGATACAAATGAGCACGGTCAAAGAACCAGAGGTTAACTGGAGTCAGGAATCTATGGTAGAGGTTCAGTTAAATGAACCTGATGATTTCTTGAAAGTTAGAGAAACTCTTACTAGAATTGGTGTAGCATCTCGCAAGGAAAAGAAGTTATATCAATCATGCCACATCTTGCATAAGCAAGGAAGGTATTACATCGTTCACTTTAAGGAACTATTCGCATTAGATGGAAAGCATGCTAATCTTACACCTAATGACGTACAGCGACGTAATCGCATTACTCAGTTACTATCTGATTGGGGACTTATTGAGGTCGTAAATCCAAAGTCTATTGGTGATATAGCACCTCTTAATCAAATTAAAGTTCTTGCATTCAAAGAAAAGGATGAGTGGACATTAGAAACTAAGTACAACATTGGTAAAAAGAAGGTAACACTTGAAAAATAAATTATCTGAACAATATCATGCAGTATGTAATGAATGTGGTGGCAAAGGTTGTGATGAATGTCACAGTGGTTGGCAATGCACAATGGAAGACATTGGCAAATGCAACAAATGTGCTATGGGGTGGAAATTAGGAAGTGAAAAAATTCATCTTTGACGTTGACGGGACTCTTACTCCCAGTCGGCAAATGATTACCACTGAATTCTTATCATACTTTACTAATTTCATATACAATAATGATACCTACCTAGTTACTGGTAGTGATAGACAGAAGACGGTAGAGCAAGTCACTCCACAAATATACAATAATTGTACGAGAGTATATAATTGCTCTGGTAGTGATGTGTATGAGGGTGATAAGAATGTGTATAGAGATGAATGGTCATTGCCTTCTGATGTAGAGGGTTTTTTATATGATGAATTAAATTTTAGTCAGTTTCTTATTCGTAATGGGAATCATATTGAACATAGACCTGGTGGTGTTAATTTTACTATCCTAGGTAGAGCAGAGGATCCTTTTATTGGTAGAGACAGGTATGTTAGATGGGATCAACAAACTAATGAGAGGCAGGATATAGCAGAGAGAATTAGGGATCGGTTTCCTGATTTAACTGTTGCTGTTGGAGGACAGACTGGACTTGATATTGGACCTAAAGGTTCTGATAAGAGTCAGATACTAAGAGATTTTAATGAAGATGATGAATTATATTTCTTTGGTGATAGGATGGAAGAGGGAGGAAATGATCATTCTTTGGGAGAAGCAGTTAAAAACATGGGCGGTTATACGTACCATGTTACAGATTATGTGGATACCCACCTACATCTTATAGAGTTAACCGAACCCAAGTAGACTAGGTAAGTGATATAATTAGTATGTCGCCGTAAGGGACAACAAAACACAAACTCGCTTTTAAAGGAGCTACTATTATGGGTAACCTAGTAAGGTACCGTTCGTCTGATCTTCCAGAGCTAATGGATAAGATCATGAAGAACAGCATAGGAATCAATGATGATTACCTAGACAGATTTTTTAATGTTCCAACATCACACACGTCTAACTATCCACCATTCAACCTCATCCAAGTAAACAATGTCGAATCGAGACTCGAAGTCGCCCTTGCCGGGTTTAAGAAAGATGACATCAAAGTCTTCACGGAGTTTGGAAAACTATATGTGGAAGGCAAAAAAGAAGAATCAAAAGATGCTGGAGAATTTGTCCACAAAGGATTGGCTGGACGTTCCTTTGAGCGACAATGGACGCTCTCCGAGGATACAGAGGTTAGATCCGTCAGCTTTGACGACGGACTCCTCGTGGTTGAGTTGGGGAGAATAGTTCCTGACCATCATACTCGTAAAGAATTCCTCTAAATAAATTCGTTCGAGATATCGGATCCCTTGACTTTTGTTGGGGGATCCTTTATAATGTTTGGAGGTTGAGTTGACCCATGAGTGTTAAACTAGCATTGCTCAAGTCTGGTGAGGACGTTATTGCCGACTGGAAAGAATTAGCAGTGGAGGGTGAGAACAGTGTCACTGCATATCTGGCCTCTTATCCATACGTTGTTAAGTTAAACCAGTCTGATATATCCAGAACAGGTTCTCCAGAAGGGAAAGCTTCATTAACGTTTTTTCCTTGGATGCCTTTATCCAAAGATACTGAGATACCTATCCATCCAGACTGGGTTGTTACATTAGTAGAACCTGTTGACCAAGTTAAAGAATCCTACGAGGACAAAATCAATGACATTGAAGAAAGAAAACGTACAAGTGATAGTCCTTACAAACGGCCTCAACCTTATCGCCCAGATACAGGAAGTAACAACGGAGTTGGGAGAACCTGATTGTAGATTGGTAGAACCTTATGTGATCAAGGAGCAGAATACTTTGGAGCCTTGGTTACTTAATATAACAAATCAGAACGAAGTGATGATATCATCTGATAAAATATTAACCTTGGTTGATCCCAAGACTACCCTCCTAGCAAAATACGAAGACGTATTTGACTGATGATTCCAATTGATTTGCCACCTGCTGAGATTATTCCTATCAATAGGATGGCTCAGGAGGGAACCAAGCGTGATTATCCTTGGTGGTGGAAAGAACATGGGTGTGAAGGTACAGCGTGGTTTGGTCCAGGACCATGTAGAGATTTGACGGAATGAGATTTTATACTAACGTTCAACTTGTTGGGAACCAGTTCCTTGTTCGTGGATACGATAATGGGGAACGGTTTACCAATAGGGAGGAGTGGCGTCCAACACTTTATGTGGACTCAAAACGCAAGAGTAAATTTCGAACTCTGGATGGAAAACCTGTAGAACCTATCCAACCAGGATATGTACGGGATTGTCGTGAGTTCTTTAAGAAGTATCAGGATGTAGAAGGGTTTAATATTTACGGCAATGAAAGGTATATCTATCAGTATATTTCTGAGAAGTATCCGCAGGATGAGATTAAGTTTGATATATCAAAGATTCAATTAGTTACTCTTGATATTGAGACGACAGCAGAGCAGGGATTTCCTAATGTTTTAGATTGTGTTGAGGAGGTTCTTTGTATATCCATACAGGATTATTCTACTAAAAACATTATAACTTGGGGTGTTAAACCATACCAGATTAAGCAAGAGAACCATAGTTATATTGAGTGTAAGGATGAGTTTGAGTTACTCAATAAGTTTATTGATTGGTGGATGCAGCACACCCCTGAAGTTGTTACGGGGTGGAATGTACAGTTATTCGATATACCATACATTGCAGGGCGTTTGAAGCGTGTCTTAGGACTTAAATTAATGAAGCGTCTATCCCCTTGGGGATTGGTGACAGAAGGAGAAGTTTATATTAAGGGTAGACAACATCTTCAAATGGACATAGGAGGTGTTACACAACTTGACTACCTTGACTTGTATAAGAAATTCACTTATACTAATAGAGAATCCTATCGTTTGGATTACATTGCGGAAGTAGAGTTAGGGCAAAAGAAACTAGATCACTCTGAGTTTGATACCTTTAAGGATTTCTACACAGGGAATTGGCAGAAGTTTGTTGAGTACAACGTGGTGGACGTTGAACTTGTTGACAGACTTGAGGACAAGATGAAGTTGATTGAACTTGCCCTGACTATGGCATATGATGCAAAGGTGAACTTCACTGATGTGTTTTATCAAGTCCGGACGTGGGATTCAATAATATATAATTATCTTAAGAAGAGGAATATTGTTATTCCTCCAAAGAAAAATGTTGAGAAGACGGACAAGTATGCCGGAGCCTATGTCAAGGAACCGAAAGCGGGAAGCTATGATTGGGTTGTTAGCTTTGATCTTAATTCCCTGTATCCTCATCTTATTATGCAATACAATATCAGTCCGGAAACCCTCAGGGAGACTAGACATCCCAGCGCGAGCGTTGAGAGGTTTCTAAAAAAGGAGGTTGAGATTACAGAAGATTATGCAACTTGTGCTAATGGAGCACAGTATGATAAGAGTAAGAAGGGATTCTTACCAGAGTTGATGGAGAAGATTTATAGTGAGAGAGTTATATTTAAGAAGAAGATGCTTACTGCTAGACAGGAGTATGAGAAGGCACCTAGTAAGAAGTTAGAGAAGGAGATTGCTAGATGTAATAATATTCAGATGGCAAAGAAGATACAACTTAACAGTGCTTATGGTGCTATTGGTAATAATTATTTTAGATATTATAAGTTAGAGAATGCTGAAGCAATAACTTTATCAGGGCAAGTCTCAATCAGATGGATTGAGAATAAGATGAATAAGTATCTAAATAGATTGCTCAAGACAGAACAAAAGGATTATGTTATCGCTTCTGACACTGATTCCATATATCTCAATCTGGGATATCTTGTTCAGACTATCTTTGGTGAAGACGAGATTCCAGATAAGACAAAAGTTGTTAATTTCTTGGATAAAGCGTGTGAGGATCAGATCGAACCATACATTGAAAAATGTTATGCCGAACTTGCGACTTATGTAAATGCTTATGAGCAGAAGATGTTCATGAAGCGAGAGAATATTGCTGATCGTGGAATCTGGACTGCTAAAAAAAGATACATATTAAACGTGTGGGATAGCGAAGGGGTTCGCTACGAGAGTCCTAAATTAAAGGTAATGGGAATTGAAGCCGTTAAGTCTTCAACCCCTGCTCCCTGCCGTCAGATGTTGAAGGATGCTTTCAACCTTATGATGACAGGAACTGAAGATGAAGTCATTGAGTTTATTGATGACTGCCGTCAGAAGTTTAAGTCGATGCCACCTGAAGAAATCTCTTTTCCGCGTTCAGTTTCTGACGTGGAGAAGTATAAAGGTGTGAGCATGATATATGAGAAAGGGACACCGATACATTGCCGTGGAGCATTACTCTATAATCACTACGTAAAAGCTAATAAGTTGGATCACAAATATTCACTTATTCAAAATGGCGAAAAGATTAAATTTTGTTATCTAGCAAAACCTAACCCTATTCATGAGAATGTGATATCATTTATACAGGACTTTCCTAAGGAGTTAGGATTGGATCAGTATATTGACCGTGACTTACAGTTTGATAAGTCATTTTTAGAACCACTCCGAATCATTCTTAACTCCATTGGATGGAGTACAGAAAAAACTGCAAACTTAGAGGCATTCTTTTCTTAAATGGATCTACCTATTAACGATTCTGATTTAACAACAATAGTTAAGGCCCTTGCCTTAGGTGGGGACGCTAGACTATACCATCTTTTAAAGGAGGTGAAAGAAGTTCGGGAGCAAAATCCTGACGGACCTTATAAAAAAATTCTACGTGAAGAGCGAGGTATTCCCTGCTAATGTTTTTTAAAAAAGTGAGTTTGGTTACTGGTGGGTTTGACCCAATCCACAGCGGACATATATCATACTTTAAGAGAGCAAAAGATCTCTCTAACTATCTTGTTGTAGGTATCAATACGGAGGAGTGGCTCACCCGTAAGAAAGGACAGTATTTTCAATCATGGAAGGAACGTGCGGAGATTATCCGTCATCTGGACATGGTTGATGCTGTTATTTCATGGGAAGATGACGATGATAGCGCGTGTGGAGCAGTTGCAAAATGTCTTGACATTGCCGAGACGGTAGTCTTTGCTAACGGTGGTGACAGGGGAAAAGACAATACTCCAGAATACGATAAGTATGGAACAGACCCCCGTGTAGAGTTCGTTTGGGCTGTGGGTGGAGATGATAAGCTTAATAGCTCTTCCTGGATCCTCCATGGATATTTCGAACGCCAAAAGAAACTATTAGGTATTTAACAATGAACTTCCTCAAAAACATAGTAAAGGAGATTGACAATGAGTATGCTAGCGTGGTTAGTGACGGTGTTGCAGCAGGCGACTGTGATAGCTTTATCGATACTGGCTGTTACATCTTTAATGCATTGGTATCAGGTTCGATACATGGCGGGATCCCTGCGAACAAGATTACGGCACTTGCGGGCGAGTCAAGCACGGGTAAAACTTTCTTTGTTCTTAGCATTGTGCAGTCTTTCCTGGCTAATAATCCTAAAGCCGGTGTTATATATTTTGAATCTGAATCAGCAATAACAAAGAAAATGATTGAAGATAGGGGTATAGACTCCTCTCGAATGATCATTGCTCCTGTAACAACTGTTCAAGAATTCAGAGAGCAAAGTATAAAGATCCTAGATAAGTTAGGAGAAGAAGATAAATGTCCTCCTATGTTGTTTGTACTTGATTCCTTAGGGATGTTAAGTACGACTAAGGAAATTGAAGATGCTAGTGCTGGCAAGGAGACACGTGATATGACACGTGCTCAAATTGTTAAGAGTATTTTCAGGATCTTGACATTAAAGCTTGGTAAGCTTAAAATACCAATGATTGTTACTAACCACACCTACGATGTTGTCGGAGCTTACATACCAACTAAGGAGATGGGCGGAGGATCGGGACTTAAATATGCAGCGAGTTCGATCATTTATCTCGGAAAGAAAAAGGATAAGGATGGAAAAGAAGTCATTGGAAATATTATCAAAGCGGAGACTCATAAATCACGGTTGAGTAAGGAGGGGAAACGTGTCGAAGTACGACTATCCTTTGACAGGGGGTTGGACCCCTATTACGGATTACTCTCACTTGGAGAAAAATACGAAGTATTTAAACGAGTTGGAAACCGAATTGAGACGCCAGAAGGTAAGGTCTACCCGAAAGTGCTTTATGAGAATCCTGAAAAGTATTTTACGCCGGAAGTGATGCAAGCTCTTGATGAGTGTGCAAAGCAGGAGTTTAGTTATGGTGGTTCGTAGTTATCAGATACTACCTGATATTATTTGTGATTCATTAGTTGAGTTGTTTGAGGAGGATAGTGAACACCATGAACGTGTGGACAATCAATCAAAACCAACTTTTACCCAGTTGAATTTAAACCAACACCATGCTAAGATAGTTCCAACTCTATCTGCATATGTTGTTGAACTTATTAATCTTTTTAAGAATGATGTACCAGCAGCAAAGTTCTTACCACCATCTAAGTTCCTTGAGGAATTTAGGGTTAAGAGATATAGTGTTGGAGGGATAGATCGTTTTGATGAGCACGTTGATGTTTCTAGTCATGCTACAGCAAAACGTGCTCTTGCTATGCTATTCTATTTGAACTCTGTTCCTGTTGGGGGACAGACTATATTTTCTCAACACGGGGTATCTTTTAGACCTACTAAAGGATATGTTACTGTCTTCTCACCTACTTGGGAATATCCTCATGAAGGACAACCTCCTATCAGTAACACCAAGTATATTATGAGTACTTATCTACACTATGGATAATGTTGAACTATTGGTTCTGCGAAGTTTGCTTCACAATGAAGATTATGCTAGGAAGGTAGTACCTTTTATTAAGGGTGATTACTTTGAGCAACCTTCTCAGAAGATAGTCTTTGAGGAAGTGTCTGAGTTTATTACTCAGTATGATGAACTTCCTAGTAAGGAAGCATTGTATATTGAGGTAGAGAAACGTAATGATGTTAACGAGGATTCATATAAGCAGATAAAGGAATTGATAGGAGTTCTTGATGATGCTCCTGCTGATCAAGATTGGTTGGTTAATACTAGTGAGAAGTGGTGTAGAGATCGTGCTATTTACTTAGCATTGATGAAATCTATTGCACTTGCTGATGGACAAGATGAGAAGGAAGGAAGAGATGGTATACCAAAGATTCTTTCAGATGCATTAGCAGTTTCATTTGATAACAACATAGGACATGACTACCTCAGAGATTATGAAGCAAGGTACGAATCGTACCACAGGAAGGAAGATAAGATTCCGTTTGATCTTGAATATTTTAACAAGATTACGAAAGGTGGTATTCCTAATAAGACTCTTAACATCGCTCTTGCTGGGACAGGTGTTGGTAAGTCTTTGTTCATGTGTCATATGGCTAGCTCCAGTCTGTTGCGGGGATCTAACGTACTTTATATTACTTTGGAGATGGCAGAGGAGAAAATTGCTGAACGTATTGATGCAAACCTTTTAAATGTAAACATTCAGGAGATTACTGATCTACCTAAACCGATGTTTGAGAGTAAGGTAACTGCTCTTGCTAAGAAGACACAGGGGACATTGATTGTTAAGGAGTATCCAACAGCATCAGCACACTCAGGACATTTCAAATCATTACTAAATGAACTGGCCCTGAAAAAATCATTCAGACCTGATATAATATTCATAGACTACCTTAATATTTGTGCATCTTCTAGATACCGTGGTAACGCTACGGTTAACTCTTATTCGTATATTAAAGCGATTGCGGAAGAACTTCGTGGGCTTGCCGTGGAAGCGAATGTTCCGATTGTTAGTGCGACACAGACGACTCGCAGCGGGTTTGCTTCTTCTGATGTTGATCTTACCGACACCTCGGAGTCTTTTGGTTTGCCTGCTACTGCTGATCTTATGTTTGCCCTCATCAGCACTGAAGAACTTGAGGGATTAGGGCAGATAATGGTTAAGCAACTTAAGAATAGGTATAATGATCCTACTATTAACAAGAGGTTTATAGTTGGTATTGATAGAGCAAAGATGAGGTTATATGATGTTGAGCAAAAGGCACAGGCAGATATACTTGACAGTGGGCAAGAAGAGGAGTATGATGCTTTAGCGGATAAAGCCTTTAATAAAGAAAAGAAATTCAATGACTTCAAATTCTAAAGTTGACCCAGTAAAGTATCTTGAATTCGTTAATGCTGTTACCAGCAAAGAATCCAAAGAGTATATGGAATTCAATAAGAGATGCTTTGCGTTAAGTTCAGATGTTTCTGTTGAACGTCTGCTTACTGCTGCTCTTGGTATCTGTGCTGAGGGTGGAGAGTTTACTGAAGTAGTTAAGAAGATTGTATTTCAGGGTAAACCATACAACGAAGAAAATGTTTTTCATATGAAGCGTGAGTTGGGAGATATTCTTTGGTACATTGCTCAGGCATGTATGGTATTTGATTGTACCTTTGATGAGTTGATGGAGATGAATGTTGAGAAGCTAAGTGCTCGTTATCCAGAAGGAGCATTTGATGTTCATTATTCAGAGAACAGAAAAGAAGGTGATGTGTGAAGTATTCTGTAGATATTGAAGCAGGGAATGCCTTTGTAGAAAGGATTAAAAAGGTTGCTCCTGCTATTGGTGGGTTCAGTGGTATGTTTAAAATACCTTCTGGGTATGAGAAACCTGTATTAGTTTCTGGTACTGATGGTGTAGGTACTAAGATAAACGTAGCAAGAGTTTTTAATGACTATACAACTATTGGTATAGACCTCGTTGCGATGTGTGTCAATGATGTAATTTGTTGTGGTGCTAAACCGTTATACTTTTTAGATTATATTTCTACTAAGAAGATAGATGGTAGATTGGATGAGATATTGGAGGGTATTGTTAAAGGATGTGAGATAGCAGAAATAGAATTATTAGGTGGAGAGACTGCTGAACATGGTCGTTTTGCTAATGATATTGATCTTGCTGGATTCTGTACAGGTATAGTAGAAGAGAATGAGATAATAGATGGAAGTCTTATAAAGAAAGGTGATAAGATTGTTGGTTTAAAGAGTAGTGGGTTGCATAGTAATGGATATAGTATGATTAATGATATGCTATGGAGGCATCAGATTAAGTATAAAGAGACTCCGGAGTTGAAGACACCTACTACAATCTATGCAAAACAGATTGTTAAGTTAAAGGAAGAGATTCCTATTCTTGGTATGGCACATATCACTGGTGGTGGTATTCTGGAAAATGTTTCAAGGTGTTTACCAAAAGGATTGACTGCACATATTGATTGGAACTCTTGGTCTATGCCCCCTATCTTTAATAAGATTATGCTTGCTGGTGAGGTACCAGAAGAGGAAATGAAGAGGGTATTTAATCTTGGTATTGGATTTTGTATTATAGTTCCACCTGATGTTGAAGTTAAAGAGGGATGTGTAATAGGTAGGGTACAATAAATACTTAGAAAGTATTTGAGAGATGGCCGCGATTAGAGATACCACTCCTAGGACTGAAATGGTTAAGTACATGGAGGCT